TGTTGCTCGTCGATCTTGATTGACCACTCCTAGCTTAGTCCAAGCTCCAATATTGGTAAATTGATCATACGTCCCCACTGCGGTTGCTTGTAATCTTTTAACATATACTGGTCCCAACCAATCATTAAACGGAGCACCTCCAGTCATGTTACTAATCACTATGTCATCAAGAAAAACATTCTGAAAAGGACAATTAAAATTGATCTGTTCAAAAGAACCAGTATTATTATAATTGGTATTTATTCCCACCGCAGCGCAATTTGCAATGCCATTGATTCGACATTCAATGGAGCCAGAGGTACCACTTCCTACGATAATCTTAAGTTCAACATGAAACCAAGTGGATGTAGGTATCGAACCACCTACAGCGACAATCGTGTTTTGATTATTATTATAAAGTTTAAAAACTCCAGAATCTCCAAATAAACCTGCTAACCAACCCCCACCATTTGAACTATAAAACCCACAAATATTTCTAGTGGCATAACTACTGCCAGATACCCAATAGTAAAAACCGATCACTATTGCCGTTTGTGGCGTAAAATTATACTCCACTTGATAGTTATTAGAAGAGTTTTGAACGATGCACCGACATTGACCACCATCTGTACCCCCAGAAATATAAGGAGAAATGCCAGAACAATTGCACCAGGTCGCTACTGGCCCAGTATACGTAAAATCTGTACCAGAATCTGCTTGGGATTCAAACCCTTCCGCTAATAATAACATATCTTACACCACGTACTGGGGCACTTCATCATCGGAAGGGAGTCGGGCTACAATCTTATCACCCGCCAATGACACCTTATCTCCCGCTTTAATGGGAGTGTTCGTCGCTAAAGAACACACTTTGGGACCGCGCACCGTCGAAACAAGATACGAAGTGGGAGAGTTTTGTGCTGTCACATTCCCCGTGGTAATGGAACGACCCGCCAAAGCTCTGATCAATTCTTCGTGTAGATTCATTAAATGACCCCACTATCGGCTGAACTCTTACTAAAGAATTGAGTGGGCCGCAACAACTTCAACTTCGTTGTTAAGACAATGGAAGCATGATCTCCTGAACGTTGGGCGGAATGCTCTACGGAAATGATCTTCCCATAAATGGTTTGATTCAACAAGGTATCAAACAATTGCACAATCAACCCACAATGCAGCCCCGGTCGGTACGTGACCGTATACTCTACTGATTGCGCCCCCGTTCCATTCTCATCCAAGATCGTGGAACCCAGTGCAATCGCCGCTTCAATACTGTTACCCAACAAAGGTTGGGTAACATCTTGATGCTTGTATGGGCCGATAATCGCCCGCCGCACAATGACATCGAGTGACATACTCTTAACCCATTGGAGGAGTATAAGTCCCCACAACTAAGGTCGCAATATCATACGTCGCATAACCCAAAGGTGCATGAGTCAGCTTATACGCATTCCCTTTGGCCGTGTAGTTCACCCGAAGAACTCCAATCCCATACTTTGAACCACCTGCTATAGCACAAGTAATGGTATTCCCATCAATCTTTGGATTACCCAAGGTAGAATTACCCAACCATTGATAACTCTGAATGCTATCCACGGGGTATTTTAACGTTTGGGATAATGAATCTGGTGAAGTGAACGTCAACGTTTCTTCTTGATTGACCGTGACCCCACTTTGGAACAGGGAAGATGACCCCCAAGAGTGAATAATTTCATCTAGCGTCACATGTTCCCCTTGGTATACCAAAAAGATAACGGAATCACCTGGAACAAATGAAGTCTTGGAATTGAGTCCCCCATCAGCGGGATCTCGACCATCCACCTCCGCAATCAAAATACCGGCTGAATCGGGAGAAGTGAACGTGACATTAAAACTGGTAGTAATTTTCTTTGCAGTTGCCATCTTAATCCTCGACGACTAAAAATTGGACATCTTGAGAAATGGGACTACCGGTTCGGTAATTAATTGAACGGCAGGTATAAGTGACATACGCTAACGTATTCTTTTCAGTGGGATGACTACTGTAAATGGTCGTAGAATGGGGATCATGATACAACGAGATCAAGTCACGCGCTTGCCACCGAATCGTTTGAAAATCTTCCACTGGAAATTGGGTGGTCCCCGTCCCTTCAAAGATACTGAGTAATTCTTCGGATGGATCATCAGCGGGATCGGGCACTGTCCGTACCACCTCACCAATCAAATCTAACTGAATATTAGTCGGACCCGTATGTTCCAAATGCACCTTACGCCACGGATGGGGGTATACTCGAAGAGTTCCGGCTAATTGAGTGTTTTTGTCAAACACCATTTCTACTGTATCTGAAACCCCAGAGTCATCAATATCTCGGATACGGACCCAGTCCACATACTGCGCATTTTGATAGTTAAAAGTAACGGACTCAATATCTACTACTTCATCAATAATCAGATCAGGGGGCTGAGTACCATATTGAAGGGGTGATAGTGGAAACTTCTTTCGGACAGTGAACAAACCATTGGGTAAAGATTCCAATACCCCACCGGCTGCTTCCACCACACTCTTTGCTAAATCTACCCGACTGCCCATGTCAATGGAGAGTCGATTGCCCGGAATAGTCCAATTGACCATATTCCAAGAGTCAACTCTTCCTTCCAGTAATTCATTCACTACGTCAAATGCTTGTACATCTACATCCCATAACTTGGATAAGGTATCACAACGCGGGGGTTGAAGATCGGCTCCCAATCCAACCCCTTCCACCGATGCCGTGACCCCCACTGGAGATGTTCGATTGATCGTAACGGACTCTACATAAAATGAAAATAACTCTCCCATCAGATTTACTTCAAAAGAATCCGTGGGTTTAAACTCAATCGCATCTTGTGGCCGAGCCAATTGAATGGAACAGCGCCAGAATGGTTCCCCTTCATCTTGGGTAATGGTAAACGCAACAAACTCGAATGAAATGGACATCAGAATTTCACCAGTTCAATTGTGGTCATCCCATGCGAGCGGATATTGCTGATATTGTACATTCCTTGCAGTGACTTCTTCACCATCGTATAACTTAAAATGTCAAATTTCCCAGTCAAACTCTTCTTCGTGCTGAATACAAATGGGTCCAAGATCGTTATTGGAGAGTGTACAAAAGTACTAAATTGACTCTCCGCTTGTAATGAATACTGTGCTCGAATTGGACAGGGAGCGTCAAGCGGCTGTTGAACCCGTGGCGATATGTCATAAATCGCTTGTAGCCCCCTGCTAACGGGCGTAGTGAAGCCGGACATACCCATGATGCCCCCCGACACTAACACGCTGTAGCGGGCTGTCAGGGGGATTTGGAGACGATTCTCAATTGGGTATAAAATAGCAATGGGATATGCTTGTTTAATCAGATATGGAGTCGGATTAATTAACTCTTTGGATACTTTAATGGAAGAGCTTCCATTCAATTCTACTTGGATTTTATTTTCAATATTATAAGGTATTGAAACGGGATACGGTCGCTTAATCAGATAATGACATGAAGCTAACAATTCTTTAGATACTTTAATAGAAGAGCTTGCTGTAAGATCACTTCTCACTCGTTTTTCAATGGGATATGCCACGGTAACGGGGTATGCTTGTTTAATCAGATAATGACAAGCAATTGTTGAACTCTGTTGAACACGAAGAGTGTACGTTCCGGTCAAACTGACTGGAACCTTCTTATGGATGGCATAAATCGCGGTTAATCCAATACTCTTTTTAGTTAAGAATGTGGAACCGGCAATCAATTCTTGCGTAACTCGCATGGAGTAAACGCTGGCTAATGCCACTTTAACATCTTTACGTAATGAATAAAGACCAGTAAGTGAACATCTAACTTTATGCAAAAATGGCGTATTCGCTTGTAATACTTGGCAAACCTTAAAACGATACGGAACTGAGAGCGCGTTAATAATCCGCACCGCGTATTGTATTTCCAGTCCATGTCTAACAGCAGTCAAATTACTTACTCCAAATAAAAAATCGATATGCGTTTGAATGGGTTCTTTAAACAATACTAAAGTGGGCTGCACCTCCACAAAGGTGTTCGCAATGTCCTCATCAATCGCAATCGCTTTTGCAATCTTCATATCGCCGCTTTGGATTTACCGTCACTTTCCACCAATCCAAAATGCTGATTCACCCGATCTTTAACACTTTGGGGCAAGCGATGCTTGTATTGATCATCTGAACCAGTATCTTCAGATACTGGGGCAACTACATCATACATCTTTGAATGATCATACGGATGTACTGCCCGGTCATTGTTCATCGCTGGAGATGCATATACCGTGAAAGTGGTAAAATTTCCCATCTCATCGGAAAAAACAATCGCATGACACATCTCGATAGGAATCTGCGATCCATTGTAATCACTGGGCACGTTCCCATCATGGAACAACCCTTGTTCCGTGGCAATGACTTTGGATACGGTACGCTTGACTTCGATCATGAGAAAATCCGATTCTTAATGGCTTGGGACCGTGCATCAATCGCGGGTGAAGAGCTCATGGGATTCCCCAATGACACCTTACCCATGAATACTAAATTCTTACCAGATGCGAATGATAAATCTGTGTACACATAACTACCACTACATTCACAAAACCAGTTCTTGTAATCATCAGAAGTCATACTTACGGTTGCTTTCAAGACTCCATACTTCATCGGGACTTGATAGTTGACTCTGGCAGTACCCGTCACGGGTAATAGTACACCCGTGACTGTCGTTACCGCAATTTCAGTTGGCCCTAATGTCTTGGAGTAACGGACTTGGGTACGAACCGTTACGGTCTTGCTTTGTCCAGTAATAGCATCTTTAATTGTTTGTTGAACATCTTGAAATTCTTGAACGGTCACATTACTCCCTGGACCATACAGATTTGGACTAATGATTCGATTTCCTTTAGTATCGAAGAATGCAGATTCCGCTGCAATTTGCACATTGGAAAAGCTGCCGGTAAAGCATGACAAATTGGCGATGGATGAAGAGCTAAAATTAACAGACTCTGATAATTGCTTAAATTGGGGGTACCCCACTTCTTCTTCAAACGTACAAGAGACCGGAGTTCCCGTCTTCCCAAATGACACCCTTAATTCTGGAGAGCCACTACTATGCACGGGGTACATCGTCAATAATGCCCCCAAGGTAATGGGACCAGTACTCAGTGCGCTGGAGATCGTCCAAGCGGCTTCCATCACTAAATTGAAGTGAAGAGCCGTATTGCTGCTCGTGGTATCACTGTAGTTATTATTTTTATCATCTTTACAACCCGTGCGTGATAACGACAAAGATGCTTTACTGGCATCACTCGCTAATGCCACAATAACTGAGGTATCAATATCATCATTGTAGCCCCAATGATATTGATACCTTAATCCTTGCGATTGATACTTAATCCGAACCACAGCATAAACATCTTGATCTCCAGTGTACTTGATTTCTTCCATTTCCATGTCAAATACAAACTGACCTTTTTCATGGGGGTTGTTACCCACATTTAATGCAACAACATCTCCCAATACCTCTAAAAACTCTACTCCAACAACCCCTGGAGTCCCCACTCCCGCACTGCGACTCCCGGTAAAGGTAATGGGTTCATCCACATCAATAATCTGCGTACCCAACCGAGTATAAGAGCCAGCGGTTGTCTGCATCGAAACGGACAACCGCTTTTTATTAAACAGATCGAATTGAATGTCATCACAACTGGTCCCTTCCACTTGCCGTAGAGCGATGGACTGACCTTGTGATGATTCACCCTGAAATCCAACCGTAAAACTTTGGTTCAGAGTTTTTACATTCACTTTCGGAGTCTGTTGATTCATAACTCTTACTCGGATTCACCTTCAGCCACCACCACAAAGCGATTGCCCGCTTGGCTGGCGGTTTGCGCGGGAATGATCCGCTTCAACCAAAATGCCTTGGCACTAGGAGTGACCGTAAAGGTCATGGAGTCACCCGCTTGGAAGATCCCACTAAAACCAGAAGAGTTAATACTGAAATAAGGAGCACTGGCATTGGGATTGTTCGGCGCGCAATTGATCCCACTGATATTACCTGACCCTAGCGATCCCAAGGTATCACCAGTAATGGTAAATGCCGTGGAAGAAGTCCAAGTGACCGTAATATTCTGCCGAATGGAACCTTTGTTGTCCGCCGTAATGGGATGATTATTATGATCATAAGAGCCACCAGTAGATGTGACAACCGGAGTACTAATGCTGGCTTGAATGGTCCCCGCATTCAACAAACTGGCAACTCTAGTAGCTTGATTGGTAGCAGAGTAGTTATTGGACAACACCGGAGTAAATCCAATGGTTGCTACATCTCCATTATACGTTACGGTAGATACCGTAACGTATTCTTCATTGTTATTCAGATCATCTACGCTGGTTTTGTCCGAAATCCGAATCACGTCATTTTGGGCAAAGATGTGAACACTACCATCTTCTACTAGCACCTGAATGGAAGCATCTCCAGCCGCCGCTGCGACATTCAACCAGCCGCACCCATACAAACGGGGACTGCTCAGATCACCTTGTTTATCAGTCAGTGTCCCCGCTGCCAAAAACACCATATCTCCAGCCGGAGTGGGATTTTCAATGTACAGGTATGTATTGTACAAAGCCAACCCCGTCGCTTCCTTGTTCTTGACAAACAACTTCCGCCAATCAGTGCCGCCCGCCGTGCGACGAGCTTGAGAGATCGTTGGAAAGACATTGGAACTGACCGCATTCACGACTTGAAGGTAGGATAGTTCACCTCCATTCAAATTCGTGTCATTCACGGTTACGGATTTGTAATAAGCAATATCTGACTGTTGAACTGGCATGATCTTTACACCGAGAAAAGTTTGATGGAACCGATAAACCACTCACCTAACTCACCCCCTTCCACCAAAGGTTTTAAATCCAGTGCGGGGGGTTCGTGGTGGCGAAACATGACTTGAAACATCTCTAAATTGTGAAAATTGAAATCAAACACTTCACCCGGCAAAGTAGCCAGGTATTGTAATTGGGGAATGATGCTACTGGATAACCACCCTTGGGATTCATTAGCGACTAAGGTAACGGGCCGACCCACGGACTTTTCTTGGACAAACACATTCTGACCGCCGCCAATCGTGGTGATCACGGATTGAAATACTGAATCTGATTGGTGGCGATCTTGCCAAATCAGATCACCACCCAACGCAATCCCACCCAAGGTAATCATTAATAACCTCGATCTAACTGTTTAATGGCGTTGACCATATCGGATACTTGGGACCGCGCCGATTTGACTGGGAAGGTCTTGTTTCCAATCTGCCAATTAATCGTCATCATATCTCCATGCCCACCGGCTAATGCACCTTCGGAAGGCATGTTAAAATTGGGCATGATCAATCCAGATAAGCTACTTGCTGCCAATGATGGCAATTCCATCATTGAACCACCTAATGCCTTGAATTGCAACATACCTCGATTGACTAATTCCAGAAAGTTCACCCCGTACTTCTTAACAGCATCTCCACGAATTACATACTCTCCGGGTTCCAACATGGCGGGTACCGTATCTCCCTTGCCCACACCCGGAACCATATTGGTAATACGGCGGAATAGTGATTGTCCACCAGATGCCAGTCGTTGAATCTGGGCTAACCCCCCTTCCGCGAAGTGTTGGATTAACCCACCTAGTTGGAAACCTCGGTTAGTGCCGTTGTTATCCAACATAGCTTTCATTAAGACTTGAACTTCTACCGTTTTGCCATTGTATCCCAACACCTTTTCGATCCAACTGATCCCTTCTTGGACTTGAGAGGTGTCCGTTTTGACCTGTAATTCTGGAGAGTTAGCTGCTGCTGCTTGACTTGCAGCCAAGTAATCTTGCATATCGGCTTTTAACTTCTCTAACTCAGCCGTATTCTGAGCCAATTTACCTTGATCAGCTAAATCATATCCAAAAGATCGGGTCTTGTCATACGTACCCGCTACTTTATCTTGAGCTTCCCGCTTCTGGTCCGCTGCTATATTCTTTTCAATTTCAGCCCGTTCGGCTTGAAGAGCTTCAATTCGCTGTTTGTATCCATCTAACTTTTGTGCGTTCTGCGCGCTTTGCGCATTTGCTGATTTTTGTGAATCTGCTAACTGTTGTTTTTGATTAGCAGTATCTTGCATAAAAGTCAAAAGATTTTCTTCTTGCTGCTTTTGTTGATCATTTAATTTCTGATCTTCTGTCATACCAGCAGCTCTGGACCGTAAATAATCTTCATGGTCTTTTTCTTGCTGCTTTTCTTGCTCAACAATTTTCTGTTTTTCATTAATAGCATCTGCTTCAGCTTTCCACCCCGCTGCAAATTCATTGGCTTGTTGCTGCACGGACTCTTTCTTGGTAGATGTTGTATTTTCTGATGCTTTACTCGCTTCAGCATTCTTTTTTACTGCATCAGTATTCTTCTCAATTTCTTCAGTTTGACTCTTATAACCTTCAGTTGCAGAATCAATAGCTTTCTTCACTGCGTCATACGCAGGTTGTAGTTCTGGAAAGTCTTTTAATAGTTTTTTGAGATTTTCCAATTGATTACGTAATTCTCCAACACCTTGAGAAGGATTGGTTACGGATTGTCTAGCAATATTTGGATCAGCTCCTTGATCTTTATTCTTTTGAATTTCTTTGTTAAGATCAGCAATAGCTTGGGCTTGTTCAATAGTCACTCGCTTTATTCTTTCACGAAGCAGCCGCTCTTTTTGTAAAGTATCTAGCATTAAAGATTTGTACTCATCTGTCCCGGCAATAACTCCTTTAAGAGCTTTATCAATATCTTGAGTAACCAATATATTCCCTTTACTATCGGGAGTCATTTGCTGTTTAGCTAATTCTAACAGCTCTTTACGCTGTTGAATTTCTTTGGGAACTTCTTTACCCGCTTGTTGATAAGCGACTTCCAAATTTTTGATTAATTCTAACCGCTGCTTAATATACTCATTGATTTCCGCATATTTTTTCGCTGCATCAGAATCTTTTTTATCCACCCCTTCCAGCATTTCACCAGCAACTACCTTACCTTTAGTATCTGGAATTGTTAAAGCCGTAACTGTTTCTTTCAACGCATGATAAACCGCCAGCAACTTCTCTGCTTCATCATACTCTTGCTTAATTTTACTAGCCGCAGCTTTAGTTCTTTCTGCTTGCTGGTATTGTTTATTGGAATCAGCATACTCTTTACCCAATTTACCAATTTCTTCTAAAGCTTCTTTTTCCGAAACTTCAATTCTCATCGGTTTTTCAAACTCTAACCGAGCTTGACGCATGGCTTCCGTAATCGCATTGATTTTGTGTAATGCATCTGCATTATCTACATCTACTCCACCCAACTTAGCATCAGATTTGGTCAATGCCGTCATGGCTTCCGCTAGACTCTTCAAAGTCTTAGCTAATTCTTTTAAATTAGCATCGAAAGAAGCTAAAGTATCTTCCAATTTTACGGCAGTATCCAACAATAATTTCTTTTCAGATTCACCAGCACTCTTCATCCGATCTGCAACCGAATCATACCCCGTTTCCAATTGCTCAAAATACCGCTTTTGGAAATTCATTGAATCTTGGTCGAATGGTTCGACTTTCATCTTATCCATTTCGGCCAGAGCTTTTTCATACAATGCTTTGGAACGATCTAAATTCCCTTCATTAGCGGCAAGTCCCGCTTGTTCAGTCAGATTACGGATTCGACGCTTGCTATCTTCCAACTTTTGTACATCATTTAGTTGGCTATCTTCCAACTTACGCCGATCTTGGTCAATCTTATTATGGAAATTAGCACGATCAGAGTCCAATTGGTGCAGCTTATCATCCAATTGTTTGTGCTGTTTGTAGATTTCTTGTATCGTTTTTTCAGTCGCTTTGTACCCCTTTTCTTCCAAAGCGATTTTCTTGGTAGTGTACTCTTCCTCTACCTTCAACCAATCTTCAGTCCCCACTTTATACAATGGGAAGATTTTCTCTTTGTATAACTTGTTAAGATTTTCTTCCTCTTTCTTATTGGCATTCAGCGTTAAATCTAACTTTCTAGTCTCCATATCTAAATGAGCTTGAACCAACTC